ATAAACAATAGGAGCTCATAATGAGTAATTCATTCAGTAAAGAAGAACGTGTAGCGTTTGAGGACATCCTCGAAGGCTTTAACGATGCTTTAGTATTATCAAGAAATGTATCCATCTACAATACAGATGGTTCAATGATGGAACGCACAAACAACGTAATCTATCGACCACAGCCATATATTGCTCAGTCTTATGATGGTATGGATCAGACAGGTAACTTTGGTGCTTATACACAGTTGTCAGTTCCGGCAACACTAGGCTTTCAAAAGTCTGTGCCATTCATTCTAGATGCTCTAGAATTGCGTGATGCACTCCAAGAAGGTCGTTTAGGTGAAGCTGCTAAACAGAAATTAGCCTCAGACATTAACATTGCAATCATGAACGTAGCTGCTGCTCAAGGTTCATTAGTTGTAACTGTTTCTACTGCTGCTGGTGACTATGACGATGTAGCATTATGCGATTCAGTTATGAATGAGCAAGGTGTACAAGCCTTTGATCGTTACTTAGCTTTATCAAGTCGTGATTACAACGGTATCGCTGGTAACATTGCCGGTGGTGCAGGTGGTGCTTCTGTATCTCGTAGTTTTGCAGGTACTAAATCAAACACAGCGTTTGAAAGATCATTTGTTGGTATGGTTGCAGGTTTCGAAACCTATAAACTAGACTACGCAAATCGTTTAACTGGTGCGACTGGTGCTGATCCAACAATGAGCACATTGGCTGCTGCGAACAACTACTATGTTCCAACAGCAACTCAAACTGCTGCAACAGGTGAAACTCAGAACGTAGATAATCGATTCCAGACTATTACTGTTTCTAGTACTACCGACTTGCCAGCAGGAACTGCTATTGAGATTCAAGGAGTTGAAGCTGTACATCACATCACTAAGCAAGGTACTGGATTCTCCAAGACTTTCCGAGTGGTTTCCGTTACAAATGCTACGACTTGCGTTATTACACCTCCGATTATTTCGGCTCAAGGTGGAACTGATGCAGAACTACAGTATCAAAACTGTATCGTAACTGCTGCTGCTGGTCGTTCAATCAACAGATTGAATACTACAACTGCACCGATTAACTGCTTCTGGCAAAAAGATGCACTAGAAATATTGCCTGGTCGTTATGCTGTACCAAGTGATGCAGGAGTTGCAGTAATGCGTGCTTCTACAGATCAAGGTATCGAGTTGGTCATGCAGAAGCAATACGATGTGAACACAATGAAAACTAAGTATCGTTTAGATACATTATTCGGTGTGGTCAATAAACAGCCTGAGATGTCTGGCATTTTGTTATTTAACCAAGCATAAGGAACGATCATGAGTTATAACATTGTTTTTACACAAGGTACAGCAACTGTATCAGTACCAGCGAATGAGAAGATTGCAGTTCAGTCTTATTCACCAACTAGCGTGTTTCAAGAAGTTGGTTATCCCAATTTCCCTGAGACGAATGACTTGTTGTCTGTAGTTGAAAATACTACTTACACATCTGCTGCATTTAGTGCAGCAACTACGGTCATTATTCAAGCTGGTGCATCTGGTGCATATTATGCAGTTGGAGTAGCACCTACCATTAGTAATAATGGTAATTGGCAACCTCAAGGAGCACCAGCAAATATAGCTGATGGTGCTTCAATGATTGCTACAGCAGCGAATATCTTAACTGGTATCGTTACTGCAACTCCAACAGAAGCTCGTAGCATTCAATTACCAACAGGTGCAAACCTAGACTTGGCAACTGAGTGGGCGATTGATGAAGCGTTTGATTTTAGCGTGATTACCTTGGCTGCATTTGCTTTGACTATTACAGTCAATACAGGTGTAACTATTGTTGGTTCTGCTGCAACTGCTGCAACTTCTGGCTCAACAGCTAGATTCCGTTTACGCAAGACTGCTGCAGATACTTTTATTGCTTATCGTCTGTCTTAATGTATTAAGTAGGCTGACATTTTGTTGGCCTACTCCTCTTTTTGGAGAATGTCATGATGAAAAAAGGTTATTCACCTAAAACCATTTCTAAGAATATCAAGATGGAAATGAAAGCAGGAAAGCCACAAAAACAAGCAGTTGCTATGTCTTTAGGTATGGCTGCTAAATCTGCAAAGTCTGCAGGTAAGCCTAGCAAAGCACCAATGAAAAAATGATTAAGTCTGCTGCAATTACTAAGATTAAAACTATTTCACCTTGGCAAAAGGTGAGGTTAGAAAAACGCAAAGTTAGAAAACAAGAAGCGATAGAACGCAAGTTGATTAAGCAAGTGCATCCATCACCGATTGGTCAAAGTATTGAAGTGTATGCAGAAGTAGTAAAAGAACCAATAAAAGAAGTAAGTCGTGAAGAAATGGTGCAACAAGCTGATAAAATAGGTTTAGTAATTGATAAGCGTTGGAAAGATTCTACTTTACTTAATCGTATCAATGAAAGTATGGGAGTGTAATGGGCTATAGCAAACGACAATTTGTAGAAGCTGCCTTAGAAGAAATTGGTTTAGCATCCTATACATTCGATATGCAACCTGAACAACTCGAATCAGCTAGAAGAAGGCTTGATGCGATGATGGCAGACTGGAACGCAAAAGGCATTCGTTTAGGATACCCTTTGCCATCTAGTCCTGAAGATGGAAGTTTAGATGAAGAAACACTAGTACCAGACTCAGCCTATGAAGCAATTATTTGTAGTTTAGGGATACGACTTGCTCCTAGTTATGGCAGAGTAGTCATGATGGAAACTAAAGCTACTGCAAAACAAGGCTATGATATTTTGTTACAACGAGCAACATTCCCACTTGAGAAACAACTGCCAGCGACTATGCCAGCAGGTGCAGGAAATAAACCTTGGAGAGTCTACGACAATCCATTTGTCAGACCACCGTATTTCCCTGTGGATGCAGGGCCAGATGGCCCATTAGAATATTAAGGATAATCATGCCAACAATTAATCAACTTCCTGTACTCAGTACAATATCTAGTGGAGATCAGTTACCTGTATATTCACCAAATAATGCGATGCAAGAAGAACATCAATAGGAAGTCTATTAACATTCTTCCAACAAAGTTTTGCTTCTCCAACACTTGCAGTTAATTTATTTGTACCAACTACTGGCTTTAATATCACAGTACCAACTCCAGTAAGTAATGATCAATGGATGCTATTACAACCTGCTGGAACATTAGCAACTGGAACGATTACATTACCTTTGAATACTGGTGTTCCTGATGGCACAAGTGTATTAATCACAAGTACGCAAGAGATTACATCGCTTACTATTTCTTTAAATGGTGCAACGGCAATCTTTGGTGTTGTAACTTCATTGGCTGCTGGATCAGCATTTGCAATTCGATATTATCAAGCCACAAACTCTTGGTACGCTTTAAATACAACTATTGTATTAGCTTCTGGTATTCAGTCTTGGTTAGCAAATCCATCAAGTGCTAATCTAAGAGCTGCGATGACTGATGAAACAGGCACAGGACTTTTAGTATTTGCAACTAGTCCAACATTGACTACACCAATAATTACTAATCCAACAGTTAGTACAGGAACATTTACTAGTCCTGCTTTAGTAACTCCAGCACTTGGAACAGTAGCATCTGGTAATATTTCTGCTTGTACAAGTACTAGCATGGTATTAACTACACCAGTTATTGGTGTGGCAACAGGAACAAGTCTAAGCACAACAGGTAATCAGGTTATCTCAAGTACTGGTAAACATGGTTATGCTATAGGTTCAGGTGGTACAGTCACTCAAGCAAGTAGCAAAGCTACAGGTGTTACATTAAGTAAATCTACTGGTCAAATTACACTAGATGGTGCTGCATTAGCTGCATCCACAACGGTTAGTTTTACTTTAACAAATACAGTCATTGAAGCTGGTGATATTTTAATAATGAATCATATAAGTGGTGGTACGGCTGGTTCATATTTATTAAATGCTCAGTCGGCTGCAGGTTCAGCAAGTATTAATGTGCGTAATATTTCTTTAGGTTCGTTATCTGAAGCTATTGTTATTGCATTTGCTGTTATTAAGGCTGTAACTGCATAATGGCAACAAAATCTTCTGTTAATAGTGCTGGTGTATATACAAAGCCGACAATGCGTAAAAAGTTATTTGAGAAGATTAAAGGTCAGGCTGTGCAAGGAACTGGTGCAGGAGAATGGTCAGCTAGAAAAGCCCAACTATTAGCAAAAGAATACAAAGCTAAAGGTGGTGGTTATAAATGAAAGCACCACAGAAAAGCCTCAAAGATTGGGGTGCTCAGAAATGGACTACCAAATCAGGTAAGCCATCCTCTGAGACTGGTGAAAGGTATCTTCCTGCAAAAGCAATAGAAGCATTAACAAGTGCTGAATATTCTGCGACTACAAGAGCAAAGCGTGAAGCTACTGCCAAAGGTAAACAGTTTGCAAAACAACCTAAAAAGATTGCAGAAAAGATTAAGGGCTTTAGATGAAAACTCCAGCCTATGCACGAAAAGAAGGACAGAACCCTAAAGGTGGTTTGAATGCTAAAGGTCGTGCTAGTGCTAAAGCTGAAGGTATGAACTTAAAGCCACCGGTCAAGTCTGGAGACAATCCAAGAAGGGCAAGTTTCTTAGCAAGAATGGCAGGGAATGATGGCCCAGAATACAAAGATGGAAAACCTACAAGACTGCTTTTATCATTGAATGCTTGGGGTGCAAGTTCAAAGGCAGATGCTAAAGCTAAAGCAAAAGCAATTACTAAAAGAAATAAAAAATAATGCAGATACCTATTCTGAACGGAATTTATGTAGATAGCACTCCAGAACTGCGTACTAGTTATCCAGTTAATCTTGTGCCTGTACCTAAAGAATCAGGTATTAGTTCAGGGTTTTTACGACCAGGAGACGGAATAGTTGCAAATGGAACAGGCCCAGGCATTGATCGTGGTGGCATTAATTGGAATGATGAACTCTATCGAGTCATGGGAACTAAACTTGTAGAGATTTCAAGTACAGGAACAGTCAGAACTTTGGGTGATGTAGGTGGTACAAATCTAGTGACATTTGATTACAGCTTTAATGAATTAGGAATCTGTTCAGGTGGAGAAATGTTCTTTTGGAACGGTACTACATTAACTCAAGCAAACTATACAACAGTAACTATTGGATTTATTATTGACTTCTGCTTTATTGATGGCAGATACATGATTACGGATGGTGAACGCTTATTTTTAACTGATATTGGAGACCCATTTACGATTGGTGCTTTTGCGTTTGAAGAACCGATTGCCGATCCTGATCCAGTCACTTCTTTGTTGCGTTTGCGAAACGAAGTCTATGCCATCAATAGATACACGATGGAAGTTTATGATAATACTGCATTGGCTATTCCTTTTCCATTTCAAGTAATTAGTGGTGCTCAAGTCCAAAAAGGTTGCCTAGGAGTTTTTGCTTGTTGTGTTTATGTTGATAGAATCGCATTTTTAGGAAGTGGAAGAAATGAAGCACCTGCTATTTATGTAGGAGCTGCAGCGCAAACTGAGAAGATTAGTACACAAGAAATTGATAATTTACTATTAGAATATTCAGAAGCACAATTATCAGCAGTAAAAGTAGAAGCAAGAAACGATAAAAGTCATCAACACTTATATGTGCATTTACCTGATCGAACCATTGTTTATGATGCTTCAGCTTCACAAGCATTGCAAACTCAAGTATGGTTTACTTTGGTAAGTACAATCGTAGGTTTTAATCAATATCGAGCAAGAAATCTTGTGTGGTGTTATGACAAATGGCTAGTTGGTGATCCTCAATCTAGCAATATTGGCTATCTGGTGCAAGATACCGGTCACCATTGGGGTGAACAAGTCCGTTGGGAGTTTGGCACATTAATTGTATATAACGAAGGCAAAGGTGCTTTAATGAAGCAACTCGAACTGGTTAGTTTAACTGGAAATGTTGAATTAGGAACTGAACCTCAAATATCTACAAGCTATACAGTTGATGGAATAACTTATAGTCAAGATCGATTTATTTCAGTTGGCACAGTAGGGAATCGTAAAAAACGACTTTCATGGTTTCAGCAAGGAAACATGAGGAATTGGCGAATACAACGCTTTCGTGGAGATAGTGATTCTCATGTTACTTATGCTCGTTTGGAAGCACAGATTGAGGCATTAGCATACTAATGGCATTTACTAAACTCAACTTAACTAGAGATCAATTAGCCTCTTTTCTAACTGATCAACAACAGATTAAGCAGTTTGAATTATTGTTTTCAACTGTAGATACCTTACAAGTGATTGTAGGAACAGATTTCGAGTATCAGGCAGATACAGCCTTTGCTTTAGCAAATAGTGCATTGGCTGAAATTTCTAGTTTGGCTCAAAGTACAGAAGTTGAAGATGCAGTTTTAAGTGCTAAAATTCAACAGGCTTTGGATGCAATACCTCCTTTGGCACAAAATATTGCTATTGATAATGCTGTACTGAATGCAAAGGCTCAACTCAGTTTAGATGCAATACCACGATTAGCACAGTCATTAGAGTTATTGGCTTTAGCACCAATTCGTAATAATATTGAGTTGGAACACGATGTTGTAGGCATTTTGCCTTATGCAAATCAAACCCAAAGAGTCAGGTCTAATCAGGTACTAACATGGCTTTCGATGTAATAACCCCTACCAAACTAGGACAGGCTGCAATCACTACTGGAGTGACTACACTCTATACAGTTCCAGCAAGCACTAGGACACTTTTAAAAGAGTTCAGTATTGCTAATACAACTGGTGCAGATATACCTGTTCGAGTATTTTTAGTACCAAATTTAGGTAGTGCAGGAACTAGTAATGCCTTTTTATATGATGTGCCAGTACCGACTGCAAATGCCTTACAATATAATGGAATTGAGATTCTGAACGCTGGAGATACAATACAGATTCAAGCTACATCAACAGGTTTAACAATTATTGCTAGTGGAGCAGAAGCTATTTAAGGAGATATTATGGCAGTTACGATTAAGGTATTAATACCACCAAAAGCAGCAGAAAATGCACAAACAACGCAATATACTGCGACTAATTGCAAAGCGATTATTGATAAATTTACAGTAACCAATACAAGTGCTGGCAATGTGACTTTTAGTGCAAACTTGGTTACAAGTGGTGGAAGTGCTGCAGCAAGTAACTTAATCATTGATGCTAGAAGTATTGCAGTTGATGAGACTTATACTTGTCCTGAGTTGGTTGGTCAGGCTTTAGAACCTAGTAGTTTTATATCTACGCTTGCAAGTGCAGCAACCAGTTTAACGATTCGTGCCTCTGGGCGAGAAATAACATAAGGAGAAGTTATGAAGGAATTTATGGTTATCCCTAGGGGATTTAATGGACTTCCAACAGAGGAAGAATTCTTAACTAAGGCTGAAAATACTGAGAACTTTTTAGTTGCAGTAAAAGATTGGCATTATGGCCCAGAAGAACCTAGTAATGATCCTAAATCTAATCCTGAGTTTTATGAGTCATTGGCAGATGCCATGCAATGCGATGCAAAAGATGCTAGACGCAAACATTGCTCAAACTGTGGCTATTATGATAATTCATTGATGACTCAAGTTCGTATTGAACGAATCCCTATGGCTGGCTATGATACTGGATATGGTTATCGTGGACATTGTGAGAAACTCAACTTTATCTGTAACGATATGCGTGTTTGTCAGGCTTGGGAAGATGAAGAATATGAAGATTAATGGTACAATTAAATCGCTGAGAATCCAAAGCCACCAGCAGCTCAATTCTATTAGGAGTTGTTTATGACCAACTGGCTTAAAGAAAACTTAACTACAGTTTTCAATTTGCCTATGCCAGTAGTAGATTGGCTAATGATGGTCTATGATGTGATTCAAGTATTTGATGACTTTGCCGATGGTGATCCAGTTGAAAGAAAAGACTTGGATGCTACTATCTGGAATACTTTAGTAGGAATGCACCAAAATCAATTTTTCATTTTAAATAGTCAGATTCTAGTTCCTTTATTAGCAAGCATGGTCTTAAAATGGCAAGCATCTGATACTGTTGAACGAATTGGTGAGGCTGATGCTAAGTCTTATGTTTGGCGAGCCGGTTATTATGATTTAGTTCTAACCTCAGTTTCTATTATTCATGGTGCTGAATATGCAACCAAAAATGCTCATTTAGTATTGAATCTGTATGGTGAGAAACTAGAAGATTATTTAAAGGAGTTTGAGAATGCCTGATCCATTTACCGCTTTAGTTGTTGGAGGTTCTGCCATAGTTGGTAGTTCTATGCAATCAAAAGCTGCAGGAAAAGCTGCCGATATACAAGCCGGTGCTTCTGAAGCAGGTATTGAAGAACAGCGTAGACAGTTTGACGTTTCTACTATTTTATCGCAAAAAGCTGTAGAAGAACAAAAAAAACAGTACGAAGAATTCCAAAAGCTATTAGCACCATATATACAATCAGGTACGCAAGCACTTACAGGATTTGGTGCATATCAAGCTGCAGGTCTTGGTGCAGTTCCTACATTACAAAGATACGCTGCTGCAGGTGTTCCTGCCTTAGAAGAACAACAAGCCATATCTGGTTTACTTGGGCCTGAAAGACAAGCACAAGCAATAGCAAAGATTGAACAAGGTGCAGGTTATCAGCAATCAGTACAAGCTGGTGAAGAAGCAATATTGCAACGAGCATCTGCTACTGGTGGATTAAGAGGTGGTAATGTTCAGGCTGCTTTAGGACAATTTAGACCGGCTTTATTACAACAAGCAATAGAAAATCAATATAGTAGGCTTGGAGGTTTAACTGCATTGGGTGGAACAGTTGCTAGAGATTTGGCAACATCTGGTCAAGGTGCTACAGAATTCTTAACACGAGCTGGTCAAGCTGCTGCTGCTGGAACTGCTGCTGGTGGTGAACGATCTGCAACTGCTATTGGTAATTTATATGGAGCACAAGGGCAAGCAGGTCAATTATCAGCAACAAATATTGCTAATCTATTAGGGCAACAAGGTCAAGCAAGGGCTGGTGGTGAGATTGGAGAAGCCAAGGCTTATGGTCAATTATTAAATTTACCAACTCAAATATTAGGCTTTCAGTATGGTATGGGTGGTAAAGCTGGCCCAGCAGGATTTTCAGGCATATTTTAAGGGTAAAACATGGCAACTATTAATCCATTAGGACAACCAATTAATTATGCAGTTGAAGTTCAGAATCCATTTGAAGCAGCTATTGGTGGCTTTAAATTAGGTGCTGGAGTTGCTGAAGCACAAGCTGCACAACAAGCAAGAACTCTAGCATTAGAACAACAAACTAAGTTTCAAACAGGTTTAAATGATTTTTTTAAAAAACCACCTGACGAACGTAAATTTGCAGATTTAGATGCAATTTTACCTTTAGCAAATAAACAACAATTTGATGCCTTGGTAGAAGTTAACAAGGGTATGGA